AAGTGCGGACGGCCATAAACTTTGTGGCTGAGAAGGTAGGCAGCATTCCTTTCTATCATGTGCGGGAGGATGGCGCGGGCAATTCGGAGATCATTAATGGCCCTGTGCAGTATGTGCTGGCAGTGCGGACTAACCCATATCAAACGCCGCAGGTGTTTTGGACATACGTAGCAACGCGGCTGCTGCTGGCGAACAACGTCTTTATCTTCCCGGACTGGAATGATCGCGGTGAGCTGCAGGCGATGTATGCAATGCCGTTTACACAATTCCAGTTTTCAAATGACGGAGATGGGCGGCTCGTTGTGACGTTCCCTGCGGCCGCTGGATACACGTTTTACTACGATGATGTAATTCACCTCCAGCGCTTTCCAACGCAGTCAGGCGGAGAGCAGAGGCAGGCAACGAGCGGATATGTACAGATTGTCAACACGCTGCAGTCTCAGGCGGTCAAAGACTCCGAGAACAGCCAGCGTATTGCGGCTCTGCTGCAGGTCAAGACGCAGCTCAAGGGCGGAGACATGAAGAAGAAGTTGGAAGAGTTCAAAGAGTTGTTCCTGACTGCTGAGAATACAACGGGCTTCGGGATGATCGGCGCGGAATACGAGGTACATAACCTGGACCTCAAGCTGAGCGCACTGAATACAACGTTGCTGGAGTCAATCGTCAGCTACCTGTACCTCTACTATGGGGCATCGAAGGAGATTGTCACCAATAACGCCAGCGAGCTGCAGTACGAGCAGTTTGTTGACAACACAATTAAGCCGATTGCTTTCCAGGTTGAAGAGGAACTGACTTATAAGCTGTTCAGTCGGCAGGAGATCGGCTTCAACAACAAGATCAAAGCAGAGCTTATTGACCTGGAGATCAGCACGCTCGGGGCAAAGACAACCTTCTTCAAAGAGATGTTATTCGGCGGTGTGATGACACGCAATGAAATCAGAAAGCGTGTCAGCTTAGCTCGTGGACCCGTGGAGCTGGACAAATTCATGGAGAGTAAGAACTTTACGGCTCTTGAGCCCGGAGAATATACCGTGAAAGGGGGTGATCCAAACGAAAACGGAACCGGAAGTGAATAAATCTCCATTTTCCGCGCAAGCAAAGCGGCGAATCGGATTCGATAACGAGAAAGCGCAATTCCGCGCAGTACTGGAGCAATTAGAAGGCGGTCAGAACGTCCGCAAGTTGAGAGGCTACCCAATCCTATTCGATGTAATCGGAACGCCGTGGCGGGGCAGTCAGTGGGTTGAGAAGATCGACAAGCGGGCGCTGGACGGAGTAGACCTATCCAACCTTGTGCTGCTGATAGATCACAATACAACGTGGGTGCTGGCGAGATCCGGCAAAAACATGACGGCCTCTGTCGATGACACGGGGCTTTTTATTGAGGCCACACTGGGCGACACGCTGATCGATGACTACATCTTTGACCGCGTGGACAAGGGCATCATTGACGGCATGTCTTTCTGGTTTGACGGCAACGCCATGATCGCAACGGACTGGGAAAACAAGATCGATGTCGTACTCAAGATCAATGAGATCTATGAGGCGAGTGTCGTGGTATTCCCGGCCTACGAAGAAACGGTCATTATTGCGCAGGCTCCAGAACCGGCACCTGAAGTGCCTGTTGTGGTTGATCCGGAAATACCGGTCGGTGATGCGGACAAGATCCAAGCACTAAAAAATCTGATTGCTCAATTATAAGGGGGATAAACAAATCATGGCTATGACTCAAAAAGAAACGGCTGAACTGAAACGCGAAAAGGGCGAGCTTGAACAGAAGCGCCTAGCACTCAAAGAAAAGGTGAAGAATCACCGTGACATGGGTGCCGAGGAAATGGGGCAGATTGCGGACCAGCTTCGCACACTGAGCGAAGACATTGACGCCATCAACGAAAAGCTGGTGGATGCGCCAGAAGAAAAGAGGGGGATTCCATTGCCAACCAAGACGAATGAAATCACAGAAGACAACTTCCGTAGCTCATCGAAATACCGTGATGCGTTCTACCGCAGTTACCTGGGCGGCAAGATTAACGACACTGACGCAGCGGTATTAGCATTCGGTAAGCGTGCTATCACCGACATGAACGGTGGCAGCGTCACATCCGGTGCGGAATACCTCGTTCCGCAGACCACACTGGACCGCGTCTATAAGATCATCGAGCAGTATGGCCGTCTCTATTCCGCCATCACCAAGTTTGGATTCACGGGCGATGTGTCCCTGCCTATCGGCACAACCGGCACGCCTACTGACAACTCGAACGGCACAGCTACTCTGAACTTCACATTTACAGAGGTGAAGATTTCTCAAGAGGCAGTTGTTGCAACACTCGTTGTGAAAAACCTGCTGCTCCGCAACAGCATCCCGGCATTTGAAACTTACCTTGCTGGGGAGATCGGTAAGTACATCGGTATCCTGCTGGAGAACAGCGTAATTAACGGATCACTCTCAGGTGGCACGTTCCTCGGTTTGGTCACTGCGATCAAAGAGGGGACTTCGGATGCCAAAACATACTCCGATATGGACTGGGCTCAAATCGCTGAGATCCTCGGTGAGGTTGAAAGCCCGTATGGCGACCAAGGCACCTGGATCATGAAGCGGAAGACGTTCTTCAACCGGTTCTTCTCGCTGACAGATGCAGCAGGCAAACCACTTGTAACCATCACTCCGGTTCAAGGAGGCCCTGGCACTTCGAATTACCTGATCGCCGGTATGCCTGTTATCTTCAGCTCGCGGATGCCTGATGTCGATTCTGTGCTGTATGGCGACCTGTCTATGTACATCGTCAATGAATCGGAGTCCTTCACCATCGAGTCCAACACATCGGAGAAGTTCTCCTCGGATGAAACAGTGTGGAGAGGTAAGGTCTATTCCGGTGGTAAGCCACTCTTCCCGAAAGAAACATTCACCTACTGGTCTTACGCAGAGGCTTAAGCAGGAGGGGGCGAGAGCCCTCTTTCTTTTATACAAATAAGAAGCAGGAGGTATCTGAATGAGCAGATTTTTTCCGAAGTTTGATAACTTCGTTCCCTCAGACGTTCGCGGCAAGAAAGCTGAGCGCGGGTATGTGGCGCGAATCAAGATCGCCGCATTAAAAGCAGTCGCTGCGGATGCGGACGGAATACACGCCTCAGTCAACGGAGCGGCGCAGGAACTGACGACAGGCATAACTAACCCTCTCGTTCCTCGGAACGTCACAGCGACAGCCGGAGGCACTGCAGGGAGCATCAAAGCAGTGCAGGTAATCATCGAGGGGACGGATTATGCCGGCAATGTGATTACTGAGACGCTTCCGGCCTTCACGGTGGATACAGCCGGCACAGTCGAGGGCGCCAAGGCGTTCAAGACCATTACCAAGATCACAATCCCGGCGCACGATGCCACAAGCGCGACAACCACTATCGGGTGGGGCGACAAGCTGGGGCTGCCGTACAAACTGCCGCACAATACAGTACAAATGGCCTTTGTAGACAATGTCAAAGAAGGCACGGCGCCGACAGTAACCACCAGTGAAACTGTGCTCGCATCCAATACGATTGATTTCAACACCGTCCTGAACGGCCAGGCTCTTGATGTCTATCTGATTGTGTAGGTGATGGGCAATGACTGACGCAGAACTGCTGGAGAAGGTCAAGATCGGGCTGTCTGTGGGCGGCACGTTTAACGATGGGACACTGTCTATCAAAGTGATGGCCGTCAAGCAGTACATGCTCAATGCCGGCATATCCCAGGAGCAGCTTGAAACTGACCTTGGCATATCCACACTGACAGTGGGAGTAACGGATCTGTGGAATTTAACCCCGGGTGACGTTCAGTTCTCGTTCGCCTTTACGATGTGCTTAATGCCTCAATTGATGGTGGTGAGCATGCCTGATGTTTAAGCCTTCAGCACAGCAACTGTCAACCGCCATCAGAGTGCAGCAGCGAATCGAGACAGACTTGAACGGAGCTCCGGACATCAGTTATGTATCCGCCCCGGCGATTGAATTCTGTGCCTGGAAGGGCAAGGGCGGGACGGAGTCAACGACATCCGGAGCACTCACAGTCACGGATACCGCAGAAGTAACGATGTGGTATCGCCCTGGGATCTCCGAGCGGGACCGTCTGCTGCTGAATGATGACGCAGCACTCGCGTATGACGTGATCAATATTGAGGACGTAGAGCAGCGGCACATGTGGCTGATCCTCAAAGTCTCCCGGGCGGTGAATGGCTAATGGCGAGAAGCCGTAGAGCGACAAACTCCCGCAGGATAACGCTGGATGTGTCCGGTGTAGAAGATTACCTCGCCCGGGTAGCTGCTGCCGGCCGCAGTGTAGATGATGCTGTGAAGGCGGCGCTGACTGAGAGCGCGGCACCGATACAGGCCGATATCCGGAAGTGGGCTGAGAAGCACGAGCAGACCGGGACCACGCTGGCGGGGGTTGATGTGTCTGAACCAAAGCAGTACGGCAATAACATTGTCGTTCAGGTGGGTGTTGATGATGAAAAATCCCCGGGGGCGTGGCATTCCACCTTCGTTGAGTACGGCACGCCTACCCAGCCGGCAGATCCTGGTATTCGGTTGGCATTCGAGAAGAACAAGAACAAGGTAAAGAAAATTCAGCGAGAAGTACTGAAGCGGGAGGGGATGCCCGTTGACTAATATTTATTCGCTGGTATACGACACACTACTTGCGATGGGATACCCGGTGAAGGAGCAAGGCACATACTCTGCCGGGGCTACGCTGCCGGAGACACACGTCACTTATCAGATTATTGATAGCCCAAACAACAGTCATGCTGACAACGCGCCAACGAGCCAGACAACGCGCGTACAGGTGACGCTATACAGTAAGAAGCCAGCACTAAAACAGGGAGCAGACGAAGCCTTTAAGGCTGTCTTGCTCCCTGCTGGTTTTATGCGGGCAGGTGGGCGTGATCTGCCTTTTGCTCAGGCAACGGGTCACTACGCCTATACCTGCGATTACAGATTTTACGATACGGAGGGATAATCTAAAATGGACAAAAAATATGGAGAATTTGTTGGTGTTGACAGTCTGCACTATGCCATTGTTACAGACACTGAGGATTCTTACACGGCGGGCACGCCGAAATATCTGGCGCCAGCTGCTGAGATTTCTGCAGAGGCTGAAACGAGCAACACGCCAACGTACTACGACAACGTGCCGGGCAATAACTACGTTTCCGAGGGCATCACTACTCTCACGATCACGGTATCCGGTATCCCCGGCAGGCTGGCTGCGGAGATCCTCGGTAAAGACTTCGATGAGACCACAGGCCGCATGCTGGACAGTGGCATGCCGAACCCTCCGGACGTTGCGGTGGGCTATCGTGCGAACGTTGGACGGTCGGATCATCGGTATACCTGGTACGCTAAAGGCACGTTCTCTGGCGGTGCTGAAGAAGCTGCTACCAAGACGGGCGATGTAGATATCCGGACGTATCAGCTGACCTATACGGCGGTCGCTACGACCAAGAAATTCACAATCGGCGGCGAACTGAAGCCGGTCAAAAAGATTTCCGGCGATACCACCGAGGATGCGTTTGATCCTACCGGGTGGTTCTCGGAAGTACAAACGCCTGACTCCGCTGGTGCGCCGAGCGCAATCGCACTGTCCAGTATCCTGCCTATCGATGGGGCTACGGCATTCAGCCGCGCAGGTGTCATCGCACTGACATTCAACAACAAGATTGCGTCTGAATCCGTGCTACTGCTCAATGCTGCAGGCGACATCGTCAACGTCACTAAGTCGTGGGACACAGCGCATAAGGTGCTTACGCTTACGCCTGCCTCGACTATGGCCGCGACAACAACTCATATCGTAGCTGTCGGCGGCGTGGTTGACATATACGGCCAGGCGCTTGCGGCAACGTCTAAGGACTTCACTACTGGATCATAAGGCATGGAGGCGGGAGCGATCCCGCCTTACATTTGTTTAAGGGGGCATTCACGTTATGCAAATATTGAAAATTAAGATCAAAGGAAAAACATTTCAAGCCGGAAAGATTTCGAGTTTCCTTTCGAAACAGGTCATGGGTATTCAGAAAGATGCACTCGCCATGATGAAGAAAGTCAAGGCTATGGACCAGGACAATATTGACGAGGATCAGGCGGAGGAACTGTTCGCATTCGCCGAAGGCATCCATGACCGCAAAGTATTTGTCATTTGTGAAGTGTATCAAAATCAATTCAGCGCGGAAGAAGTGGAAAAAGAATTCTCCAATGCTGAGATTGACGCCGAGCTGAACAAAATTTCTAACGGGATTAACGGCGTAATCACAAAAAACTAAAACCGGGCGGGCATGATCAAGGCTCGCCCGATATTGACGCAGAACAAAGCTTGAATTCGCTGTACAAAGAACTGGTGAAGTCCTTCAAGTGGTCGCTCAAGGATATTGACGACACGAATCTCGAAACGCTAATCGATTTTGTGTACAACATGACCCAAGGAGACCCGAATACAAGGGTGATCAACGGCAAGGAATACCGCCGGGCTGCGCAAACACCATCATGGATATAAGCACGAGGGCCAACAGGCCTTTTTATTTTGCCCTGAAAGCGAGGTGATGACATGGCAAACGAAAACGACATCGGCGGGCGCGTCAGTTTGGACACCACCGACTTTAAAGCAAACATAGCCGCGCTGAACCGGCAAATTCAAATCATTGACACGGGATTCAGAGCGGCAGCTGCAGGCATGGATGACTGGGGCTCATCCCAGGAAGGTCTTGAGCAGCGGATCACCGCCTTAAATAGCATCACGGATCTCCAACGGCAGAAAGTGGCCAACTTGCAGGCGCAGTACGAAGCAGTAGCGGCGGAGCAGGGCGAGAACAGCCGTGCGGCCCAGGCACTGCAGGTTCAGATCAATCAGCAGACTGAAGCACTCAACCGCAACCTGCGGGAGTTGGGGACCGTCACACAGTCCCTTGATAACATGCGCAACGGATCGGACGATGCCGCAGACAGCACGGACGAATTAGGTAATTCAGCCGAAGAAGCGGGCGGAAAGCTGAAGGAGATGGCGGGCGACCTTTCGAAAAAGGTTGCTATCGGCATTGCTGCTATCGGCGTGGCGGCTGCGGCCGCAGTGGTCAGTTTGGTTAAGATGGGCGATGACAGCAATAAAGCAATGAACCATCTGCAGACACAGACCGGAGCCACGGCTGCAGAGATGGAAGGATTCAGGGATGTCGCACAGGCTATATATGCTGACAACTTCGGCGAAGACATAGATGATATCGCGAATTCCATGGCTGCCGTCAATCAAGTCACTAAACTAACCGGCGATGAGCTCAAGGGAGCAACCGAAAACGCCCTGCTCATGCGAGATGTATTCGGGGTCGAGGTTGCGGACAGTATCAAAACAGTCAATACCTTGATGAATAACTTTGGAATCTCCGCAGATGAGGCGTACACCCTAATTGCTCAAGGCACGCAAATGGGCGCTAATGCCAGCGGCGACTTGCTGGACGTAATGAACGAATTCGCGCCGCACTTTGCGCAGCTGGGGCTGGATGCAAATGAATTTACCGACACCCTAATCCAAGGTGCCTCTTCCGGAGCGTTCGAGATTGCAACCGTAGGGGATGCCGTCAAGGAATTCGGGATCATTACCCGCGAAGGCACAGACGATGCACGGGCGGCGCTGGGAGATATGGGGCTTGACGCCACGAAGTTATTTGAGACATTTGCCGCAGGCGGGCCTGATTCAGCAGCGGCCTTTAATGAGGTTGTAACACGGCTCGGCGAAATGAAAGACCCGATTGCCCAAAACACGGCCGGAGTCGCTCTGTTTGGCTCGATGTGGGAAGACCTTGGGTCTGAGGCGATCAAGGCTCTCGCTGACATCGATGATAGCGCAGATATGGCCGGAGACACCCTGAAGCAGCTGAATGACGTTCAATACAACGATATCGGGTCAGCGCTGGAAGGCATCAAGCGGACTCTGATCTCGAAAGTCGCCATGCCAGTGAGCAGTAATATTATGCCAGCAATTAACGGCTTGATGGGGATGATCAAAAACATTGACTTTTCGCCAATTGTCTCCGGCCTACAGTGGATTGTAGACAAGGCTATCAAGGTTGCAACATCGCTGGTTAATGTCGCAGTATCCATCGGTAATATCTTCGGTTCGACAGCGGCGAGTTACAGCACGGCATCAAAGCAAATGACAAGCGATGAAAAGTCTGGAACACAGGCCCGGATTGCGGAACTGCAGAAAGAGAAAAGTGCTCGGATTGCAGCTCTTGGGTCAGCGGCCAAAGCCAAACAGGATTATGTCGCGGCATCAGGAGCGGCCAGCACTGAAGAACTGGACAATGAACGAGACGCGCTGAACGAACAGAAGGAAATGTACTCCGAACGCAAAGACGCCGCCATGGAACAACTGGATGCGGAGCTTGAGGCGGAGAAAGAAAAGTTTGATGCGTATAAAGAGACGAGTAAGGCTGCGGTTGATCTGCGTAAGGAGCAACTGGATGCGGCCGTTGATGCGATCAGCGAAGAAATGAAGGCTCTGGATGCGGCGGAGAAAGAAAAGCTCGCCGCGTTAGATGCGGAGTACCTGGCCCGCCTCAAGATCGTGGATGCTGACGCGGCAGCGGCGATAGAAAGCCTCAATGCCCAAAAAGCAGGGATCGAATCCGCTGACCTGGCTGCAAAAGCAGCAGAGAAGGCACGCAAAGAGCAAGAGAAGATTGCAGATCTTCAAGGGAAGATAGCTGCGGCGGACACAACAGAATCAAGAACGGCGGCAGAGACTGAGCTTGCCAATTACTTGAAGGAATTGGACACCGCCAGACAGGAAGAGGCCAGGAAGCAGCAGATAAAGACGCTGGAAGATCAGATCAAAGGGGTAGAGGATACCCGCAAGGCCCAAGAAGCGGCAATCAAGGCGGACATACAGAGCAAACAGGAAGCTGTCAAGACTGATGCGGACAATAAAAAGCAGTCTCTTGAAGATGACAAGGCCCTCTTGCAAGAAACTTTCGAAGCATTCAAGGAATCGGAAGACAAGAAAACAGCCGAGAAACAGAAGGCGTTCGACAGCTACAAGAAAATGTATGACAACGATAAAAAAGCGCTGGAAGATAACTTCAAGGCTCAAAGCAAAGCTATTGATGATCAGATAAAAGCAATAGACAAGGCAAAGGAAGCAGCTTCTGGCGGCGGTGGTGGCGGGTCTGGCGGTGGCGGATCTGCACCAGCGATTGACCTTCAGTCAGACATAGATAGCCAGATCGCTGCGATTAACGCCGAGTATGATGGCATGATAAACAACATCAAAGAGGGCGCTTCGGAAGCCAAGGAACCACTAGATGATATGATGTCCGGCGCGATTGAAGGCAACAAGTGGATTCTCGACAACTGGAGCTACGTGGCAGCTGGGCTGGCGGGCATCGCGGCCGCAATGATCACAATGAAGGCGGTGCAGGCAGTCACAGGTATTGTCAACGCATATAAGCTATTCAAGGCGGCTACAGAAGGAGCTACGGTCGCGCAGTGGCTCATGAACGCCGCGATGGCAGCAAACCCCATTGGGATTGTGGTTGTCGCTGTGGCCGGTCTGATTGCAGCTCTCGTGGTGCTGTGGAACACAAACGAAGGATTCCGCAACGCCATGGTGAGTGCGTGGGAGGCAGTCAAGAACGCCTTTATCGCCGTGTGGGATTGGGTCAAAGGCAACTGGGATACTCTGCTGCTGATGTTGACCAACCCGATTGCAGGCGCACTCAAACTGCTGTACGACCTTAACCCGCAGTTTAAAGCATGGGTTGATGGCGTATGGGAATCTATCGTCAACACATTCAAACAACTGCCAGGCAAGATGTCTGAGTTCTTCACCGGCGCATGGAATGCCATGAAGAAGTGGGGAACAGACGCTATCTCCTGGGTAACAACAGAAGTGCCGAAGATCATTGCCAGCATCTTTAACTTCTTCAGCGGTCTCCCCGGAAAGATTGGATACGCGTTAGGCTTTGCGCTGGGTACGCTCATCCAATGGGGAGCAGATGCGCTGAAGTGGATCATCGCAGAAGTGCCGAAGCTCATTGCGAAGATTGGCGGTTTCTTTTCGGAGCTCCCCGGAAACTTAGCGGAGTCTTTTGGCAAGGCAATCGGAGCAATCAAAACGTGGGGGATCAATGTCGGAACGTGGATTGTTACTGATGTTCCAAAGCTGATATCGAGCATTGTCGGATTCTTCACAGGACTTGCGGGAAAACTCGGAACGGAGCTCGCCAAGGCGTTCACGGAGTTCGCCGGATGGGGATCGGATCTCATCTCTACGGCGGAAACCGAGATTCCTAAAGTGATCAAGACGATTGTTGATTTCTTCGCAGAACTACCCGGCGACATGCTGGATATCGGCGAAAACATCGTAAAAGGCCTATGGGATGGAATCAAGAATATGACCGGCTGGATCAAAGACAAGATATCTGAATTTGCTGGTGGCATTGTGGACGGAATGAAGGATGCGCTCGGCATTCATTCCCCTTCTCGTGTCATGCGTGATCAGGTCGGAATGATGGTCGGTGCTGGCATGGCCGAAGGGATTGCTGACAGTGCCAGACAAGTCAATGCAGCTATGCAGGGGCTTAGTGGCAGCGTGACAGAGGCATTCCCAGCGGTCGCTGCATCGTCAGGGGCCGCAGGCGCATCAGAGACAACAAATACCATCAGCTTCGCGGATATGTTCCGGGGGGCTAATTTTACTGTGCGGAGCGACAATGATTTGACAGTGCTGGGGCAATTGCTCGGCGGTCAAGTGACTGACGCTATACGCGGGGCGGGGGTGTGATCATTGAGCGGAGTAGTTGCATACTTGGGCGATAAGCGCCCGGAGGAGCTGGGGCTTCAAACGCTTCGAGACTCACAGCGGCCCATCCTTGCGCCAACAGTAGACAGGTCTTACACGGTGCCGTACATGCATGGGGCTTACGATTTCGGGGCGGATATGGGGCCGCGACCTTTGCCCCTGGAATGTGCGTTTATGGAGCGCAATGCCTTCCAGTTACAACGGAGAGTGTCGGCGCTATCCGCTTATTTAGTGGATAGTGACGGCAGGCCGCGAACAATGTCCCTGATCTATGCCAATCAACCAGATCGGCAGTTCTTGGTGCGGTACTCCGGCCAACTGCCAACAACCCGAGCAGCTGGGTTAGGTACATTCACCCTGCCGTTCATGGCATTTGATCCACACGCCTATAGCATATATGAGTCCGATGACATTAACGTAGACGCTCCGGTGCTTGTGGATACTGACTTATCTGTCGATGCGGCATATGACTTCGCGGTAACAGGACCGGTCACGCTGGCGATTGATAATTTCGGCTGGGTAAACGTAAAACCTGTCATTGAGATAGTGGGTAGCTTCTCCTCGTTGTCGCTGACCGTGGGAGGCGTAGTAACCACATACTCAGCGGCGATGTCCGGAACGCTTGTGCTGGACTTCCAGCGCGGGCTGGCGTGGATCGGAAGCACTAACGTTCTGCTGAACACGAATGCGCTGTTTGGGACGCTGCAGCCAGGCATATCCGCCGTTACCGTAGGCGGTACATCACTTAATTTCAATATGTCAGTCAAATTCAAAGCAAAATATGCGGGGTGATGGTAATGGCAAGTATCGAACAGATTAAAGGCGCGGATAATGGCAATGAGCCGGATAAGCTCTATGAAGCCTATCCAAAAATCAACCGCAGCCTTACGAATGTGAATAATCAAGTAGTCAACCATGAAGGCCGGATCGTAACTGCGGAGGCTACAGTAAGCGACCACGGGACGCGGATTGAGGCGGCGGAGGTTGAAATAGTGGCTCACGAAGAGTCTACGGCCGCGCATGCTGCTGAGCACGTCACGTATGACGGAGCTGTTGTCGGGGCGACAAACATCAAAGAAGGGTTGGACGGATTAAAGGACACGCTCGATAACGTCATTGTGGAGGGCGGAGACGGAACGCAGGCAGCGGCTGCGGCTGTCAGTGTGTCAGGCACAACATATGACACATTGAAGGATCGGGTGGATACAGAATTCCTTCAGACTAATGCGCAGTTGGCGGAGAAAGCGGAACAATCCGCCTTAATTGCAACCAACGAAATCGTACAAACAAAGGCGAGCATCATCGATGTTAATACGCAGATAGCTGCAATGGCTAGTGGTAGACCAAGCGGTGCATTTGCTACGCTCACGGATCTACAGGCAGCATATCCAGTAGGTGCAGGAGGAGTATACCTCGTTAGCGCTGATGGTTTTTTGTACTACTGGAACGGAAGCGCGTGGACTGCAAGTGTGCTATACGTAGCTGACGGAGACATAACCGATTTCCCTGCAACGAACCTTGTTGTGAATGGAGACTTCTCGACAGGAACAACCGGATGGACCGGAAGCGGCGCCACCTTAAGCGCGGTAAGCAACATACTGAGTGTAACAGGTGTATCTTCTCCTACAGTTCGCGCGATTAAGGACGTGGGCGTGAAGCCTGCAGTGGGCTCTAAACTATATTTTCGTGGTAGTTTCAAAGTGACAAACTCAAGTTCCACTTTCATTTACTTTATTTTGCGGGATGGAACGGGTGGAACTGTACTGACTCAAAAATTCCAGACCTCTCCGGTAAGTGGAACGACTTACATTATAAAAGATATTGTCACCGTGACCTCATCGTTTACTAACAACTTGACACTGTTGGTTGACCATAGATATTCGGATTCTGCCACAGGGAATGGAAAAGTGATGGAGGTGCAATGGGTAGAAGTATTTAACCTTACAAGTATATTTGGAGCAGGCTATGAACCAAGTGTCAGCGAATTTGATTCAATACTTTCCAAGTTTGCACACTCATATATTGATGGCACTGTTACTCCAATTGTCAACGTTAAAGATGTGCTCTATAGCTACCCTGTTAAAAAAGTATCAGAAGGAGCGGTTAAGCCGGAGAGCACGAACTTTTTCCAAAATAGAGTGACTTCCAACAATCATTTTAATAAAGCTACTGTAACTACTGGAAGCTATGTACGTTCAGACAATGGTGTGATTGCTGTATTGGCGGGATATAACGCTGGGGCGGCTATTGCTGTAACACCTGGCGATACGTACATCAGAACTTTTGGTGAACAACTCGCTTTCTATGACAGCAACAACGTTTTTGTAAGTGGAATTTCAGGCGGCACGGGCGTAGCATTTGTAATTCCAGCCGGGGCAGTATGGATGAGGAATTCCGTGCAGGATAGCCAACTGAACACATTTCAAGTAAATAAGGGCAGCTCATTGCAGGCGTATGATGCGTATGTTGAAAGCTATCTTATGGATGCATCTTTAATTTATGGGCTCAACTCTGGACCCGTAGACAATAATTATTTTATCGTTGATAAAAGCGGCGGTGGAAACTATAGCGCTGTAGGAGATGCCATTAATGCTGCGAAAGCAAAGGGGCTTGACAGTACAAGTATCAGTATTCGTCCTGGTACGTATGAGGAGAAGCTTGATCTTAAGCAGAACCCGAATATCTCTCTGATCGGAGTGAACCGGAAAGACTGTATCATCATCGACAAAAGTGGCGATTACGTCAACGCTCCGCTTGCGTTAAGTGGTAATGGGTACTTCAAGGATATGACCTTTATCGCGAATCATGATGATAACCCTACGCTATCTGGAGTTACCACATTCGCGTATGCGGTGCACTATGATTATGTTGGTCCGGGAACAACTATATTCGAAAACTGTGACTTCAAAAGCTATCAAGCCCCCGCAGTGGGTATCGGAATGCACCAGGATCAAACGCTCATTTTCCGGAATTGTGATTTTTATAAAGACTCTACGTACAACGGTGGGTGCTTTTACGCTCATAATGCCGAAGCAAGCGGGGTTACGAACCAAAGGATCATTATTGATAATTGTCGGATCATTTCAGAACAGGGTAGGGCTATCTCGCTGACCGATGCAAATATAGGGCACGGTGATGGACTCGGAAATGATATGATCATCACTTTTATTAATACGATGGCTTACTCTAAAGAACTTGGTAAAAATTGCTTGTGGGTCGGTAGCCCGCCGCAAACAAGCTCTGATATATGCGGGTTTATTGACCTTGGCGTGATGTCATACGGAAATAATATTACAGCCCTTAATGTGATATAGGACCATACTGCGCAACAACTGAATAATCACAACCGAGCTGACAGGCCCCTCCTGCGGCTCTTTTTTTATGCAAAGGAGGCAATACCTTGATTACGATCAGAAACCCATCGCTGCAGCCGCTGGCGATCATTGAGCGCTATGACAATGACAGCGTAGACGAAACTATCAACGGCGAATACAAGCTCAGCTTTACTACCCTGATCGACCCTGACGGCAAAAGCGATTATCTGACGGATGGAAATCTAGCCGAAGTAGAGGATCAACTATACAACATTGTCCATCACCGGCGCACCCGGGCAGAGGATGGATCGACACTGGTCGCCGTAGAGTGTGAGCAAGTCGGTTATGATCTATTGCTATACGAGTGGGCGGCGGGCTTTGTGAACGCAGGAACACCGGAGCAGCTGCTTGAATTAGCGCTGGCCGGGACAGGATTTACCATCGGCACGGTGGAGCTGACCGACATTATATCTGTTGATATGGCAGAGGAAAACATCAGCACCCGGGCTATCATTATGGAGATTGCGGCGCAATCCGGGGGAGAGTTCCTATTTGATCGATTTACGGTATCCCTACTAGCCCGGCGCGGGGCGGTGAGGCCCGTTAGATTTCAATTGGGCAAGAATATCAAAGGCATCGTCAAGGACGTAGACGTCCGGTCCGGGGCGTGGATAACGGCCTATGAGGTGAATGTACTGGAGCTCAACAGCCTGCCGGAGTTTCGAGGGCTGGAGTATTTCGAGCTGGGCGACACCGTAGGGATAGTAGATCAGGAGCTCGGCATTAACGAGTTGCAGCGCATTGTCGGCTATTCGTACAGCCCGCGCCGGAGGATCAACAGTAAAGTGACCATTTCAAACGCCATCCCCGGGATTAAGGACACGGTGGTCGGGCTAAAGAAGACTACTGTTGTTAAGGATAAAATCTACAACGGGACGCGAATCGGGCCGGAAAACGGGTTCGAGGCTATCCGCAGCGACAACCTGGCCCGAACGGTCATGAACGCCACGGAGGGAATCAAGATCCAGAAGGGCAACGGCAGCGGCTCCAGTTGGACGGACGTTATTTACTTGGACACTGAGGGTAACGCGGTATTCTCCGGGAAGATCCAAGCTTCATCCTTCGAGGGCGGCACAATCATGATCGGCAGCGGAGACAATGCGTTCAGGGCGAGCGTGTCCGGTATCTGGCTGGGAGACGAAGTATTTGCCGATGCTCCATTCTCAGTCACCCCGAGCGGGCATTTCAAGGCCGTAGACGGTGAGTTCAGCGGGTCCATAACGGCTGCTACGATAACCGGGGGGACTGTTAACGGGACTAACATCAATGGCGGTACCGTCACAGGGGCTTTGATTCGGACGGCAGCGCCCGGAGTTTACCCGCGAGTGGAGATCGATCCCTCATCCACAGCCTTTGGTGTTTACTCCGATGCCGACAGTGGGATTCAGATACCTGCATTTGACGGCGGAGTGAGTAAGATAATATTTAATGCTGGGTCTGGAGTGCAATCGACTATATATAATTCCCCATCTAGCGGCCTGATTGTCGGAGGTTCACCAAATGTCACTCTTGCCGGAACTAATATAAACTTAGCGCCATCGTCCAGCGGGTATGTAACTATTTCAGGGTGGGAACGTCTTTTCAACGGGTCAACAACACTGGCCGATGAGCTGGACGCAATCTGGACGGCGTTATCCGGCAAGGCGAGCGCAAGCCATTCGCACAGCGTGACAATACCTCCCGGCACAGCGGGTGGAACCTTTATAGTATCTTGACGTAATGGTGTATAATAATACCAAATCACTATTACGGGGGTTAACATATGAAAAAGTTTGTGTCTGGCTTAATTGTCGGAGTGTTGCTGTTTGCCGGAGCGTCCGCATTCGCAGACTCATCCAGTCTAATTGGACAGAAGGTTCAGGGGCTTTTTAGCGTGGAAAAGAATGGAGCCAAGGTTGCGGATGCGGTCATTATTGACGGATCGGCCTATGCTCCTGTGCGGTCCGTGGCGGAAGCTGCCGGGGTAACATTGCAGGTGGAAGGGAAGAAGATAATCATGACGAACAACGCAAATGTTATTGATCCGTTGGTGGAACTAAATGCTAAGCGAGAAACGTTGGTCGAACAAATAGCTACTCACGAAAAACAGATCAAAGGGTACAAAGACAACATTCTTCCAACTTATGAATCGCTGGCCGAAGAGCTCGCTGGCAACGGCAGTTTGGGACAACGCGCGGCTGAAGATTATGCTGCATTCAAAAAGCAAGTTGATACATGGGAAAGTGAACTCGCTACACTCAAACAGCAGCTCACTGAACTGAATGCTCAAATCGCAGAACTCCAAAAATAACATATCCAGCATCCAGGGTCTCGCCATCGGCGGGGCTCTTTTTGTTGTGGAAAGGTTGATCCACATGGCAATTATTCAAAACAAGCTGGAGATTGTGATATCCCCAACAGTCAAAGAGGTATGTGCCGTCATATCTGCCGTGGCTGCGTTTCATCCGGGTAACGAGGCCCAATACTTGCAAGGCGTCCGGGCGGCGGTCAATGAAAGACTGAAGGAGCTCGCAGCGGACACTCCTTGCGAGGGGCAAGAGGCAAATTAATCTTTTTTATCTTGAGGGGGAGCATAGGTGGAGATTACCACAATCACAGCAATATTAACGGCAGCAAGTGGGCTGATACTCGGGTGGATCGGCCGGGCAACAGTAGTCAGGCAGGAGGTAGCCCGGGAGGCAGGCAGCGGCGCCGCACTCCGGACGGACGTGGAATATATCAAACGTGGCGTAGACGATATGAGGCTGGAACAGCGGGCGCAAGGGCAAAGGTTCGATGTTCTGTCTGAGCGCGTCACGCGGGTTGAGGAGTCAGCCAAGCAGGCGCACCTCCGGATCAGTGAAATCCATAAGCAAAGGAGTGATGCGTGATGTCTTTGACGCTGGATCAAGTAAAAGCAAAATCATCCGCTCGGCTGAGCGGGTTGCATCCGGTATTATTGACGGCTACGGTGGCGCTGATCGAGCGCTGCTATGCCCGGGGTGTATTTATAGTGATCACTCAAGGGCTGCGGACCACGGCGGAGCAGAACGGCCTATTTGCCCAAGGCAGAACACAGGCAGAGCTTAACGCGGCAGGGTTGCCGAATGTGAAGGCGCAGCCGGATAAGCCGAAGGTGACCAATGCCAAGGGCGGCACCAGCTATCATAATTACGGGGTGGCGGTAGACTTTGCGCTTCTGCTGCCAAACGGCTCAAGCGTATCCTGGGACACCACCCGGGATGGGGACGAGGATAATATTGCAGATTGGATGGAAGTTGTTGACGAGGCGAATAAGCTGGGCTTTGAGTGGGGCGGGGACTGGACCAGTTTTAAGGATCTACCCCACCTTCAGATGACCTTTGGTCTGAGTATCAAGCAGCTGCAGGCAGGCCAGAAGCCCACAGAAACCGCCATGGCAAAAGCTCTGGCAAACATTGAACGATACATGAAGGAGGCGGACGAATTGTCGGTAGAGGATAAGAAACGAATTGATGCTCTGGAGGTCGCGGTTAAGGATCTGGCAACGAGCAGGGACGTACTCAAGGAGCAGACGCTGAAGCAGGCTGCGGAGATCAAAGAGCTCAGTGCATTGCTGGTAGAGTTGACCGATACCGCCCCGCCTGAGTGGGCCAAGAGCGCGCTGGCGGCGTTTGCGAACACGCCATCTGTACTTAATGGCAAACCTGTAATCGACACGCCAGAGAAGGCCACATACACTGAGGCGCGGCTGATCACAATCCTGCACCGTCTCGGGCTGGCCGCAACGCAGAAAGGGGATGTTTAATCATGGACAATCAAAATCTAACAGAAGTGCTTGCCTTCGCCTCTGTGCTGGCTGTGTTCGTACTGGCGCTGGTTCAACTCATCAAGACGAGCGTTAATGTACCGAAGAACTTGCTGCCCTTGGTGGGGCTTGTAGTGGGTCTGGTGGTGGGTGCGCTGGCGTCTCCATTTACTGAGCTGGACATCACGCTGCGGCTATGGTCCGGGGGGCTTGCGGGGCTATCGGCGACCGGGCTGTTCGAACTGGCGTTTAATAAACGTGACGGTTCTACAAAAGAATAGTATTTACAAGATTACCCAATCATGCTAATCTGGTTTTACATCGGAAGCACCGAGTATTGTCCGGAAGCACCGGCAAAAGCCCTCATCGACCTTAACTGGTTGGTGGGGGCTTTTTTGTGTTCTCTATTACATAAAATTGGCAATATCGCGGCAACCTATGGCTGAGGTGATATCTATGGACATTCCTGTGGTAAACGTAGCTACAGGCAAAGCGGGAGTGATCGATTCAGCTAAGGTGCTGTTCGTACAAGCGGACGGCTCCACAACCATCCACACCGCGAGTGAGACATACAAACCCGCATATTCGCTGAAAGACTTTGCTGAGATCCTACTTCCGGAGGGGTTTGAATATCTGGATAAATCGAACCTTGCGAATATTAATCGGGTTAAAAGTTTTGACGAAATTAAGAATAGGGCATATTTCGACAAACTGAGAAAAGGGAAGAGTATTAAAGTATCGAGGCGGAATATCGAGAAGATGGAAGATGTAGACCGTTGAATGTCCATATTCGGTTAATATTTTGCGACACCGAGCGACACCCAATAGTTGGACAAAGGAGTATGATGGATTCAAGCGAACAATTGTGTAACCTTATAGGGTGACAAAATACTCGTGGGAGAGTAGAAAATCTACTCGCTCCTGTCTCGAACGACTTCGAGGATGTAAAGATCAGTGGTGCGACACCCAAGGATATGAGCAGCGTTTAAAGCGAATTCGAATGACATCTTGTTCTCGCCACTAATGAGTTTGTTTATATATTGGCGCGATACATTCATTCTTCTTCCGAAATACGCTTGCGTCCATCCCTTTTCGTCAAGTCGTTCCTGCAGGAGACAATCCCCGAGTTTGAAACCCATGGGAGGCTCCTTTCGTTTTTTTGAAATATCTATGTCAAAAGTGTTCGTATTGTGTTCGTATTTATGATATGCTCGTCTTACTTATCGCGGCTTACAATTATACTACTTGGGGGCGATGTCTTATCCAAAAGAAAGAGCTTGAACTTGCCGAACTTGCTATTATCATGAACAGGCCTCTCAGCCATTATTTAGAGATTCTTACTGACCATCAAACATCCGATCTATGCGGACCTGAGCGATTATCTTCTGAATGTCCTTTTGTGAAAGGGCCACTCCATCAATTGAAATGCTGAATTGCTCTAATAACTCTTCGTCTGATAGTTCTATCTTTTCCGAAAACTCTCTTGCTGCTGATCCTGGCGCAGGGGGGTTTTTTATTATGTTTGATTTTAAATCAATTAGTTCGGTCAACATAGCGTGGAATGTGCTGAATCTTGTAGAAGTTACCTCGATGGACTGAATCTCCTCATAAGCACTCAAAAGCGAACTATGCCCCAAAACCGCGTTTTCCCCAATAATCTCAACATATTTCTCTTTTATATCAACCAAAGCCTGCTTGTACTGTTCGGGAATCGGACTGGCGAATAAGTCCAAGGCCTCCACGAGGTCATCGTGTAATTTGGTTCTCAGCTCATTCTTTTTCTCCGCACTTATTTCAAACATCGGAACTTCTTCTCCTAAAATAACAGAAGAGTTCACCCCCAACGCAGCAGCTATTTTAGATAACGTTTCAGTGGATGGAGACTTTACTCGTCCGCTGAATAAAGAAGTAATAGTTGTCTGAGGCAAGCCGGACTCCTTAGCCAGGCGGTACTTTGTCCAACCCTTCTCATTCATCAGTTCCTCTATTTTAACAATCGTGTCCATGATAATCTCCTTTTCGATTTGGTTAACTTAGTCGCTATGTCTGTATGTAGTCATAATAATATTAGATTTATAACGAAATGTCAACATAACACGAGAAACAACGAGAAAAACGGCTATTATATAGCTAAATTGAGATATGGCGACACTTGATCATATAACGATGTTTGGTTATATTGATTTCAGGAGGTGAGCACATGTCGCAGGCAATTGGCAGTCGCATCACGCAGTTAAGAGAACGCCGTGAGTGGTCTCGGTATCGTCTCGCAAAGCAGAGCGGGCTATCGTTCTCATACTTGACCGCTCTTGAAGAAAATAAACACAGTCCTTCACTTGATGTCTTAGAAAAAATAGCTACTGGATTTGAAATACACGTTTCGGAGCTGTTGAGAGAAGATATTGAGTCGGTTAATCAAGTTTGATTATAACGACATTTGGTTGTATGAATGTTCTTTGAAAAGTGAATGCAAAAAACCAAAAAACAGAAAGGAGTAGCTATATGCTTACACCAATCAATAAAATCAACATCGGCAACCGCATCCGGGAAGACATGGGTGACATTGCCGGTCTGGCAGAGAGTATCCAATCGCGGGGCTTGCTGCACCCAATCATTATCGATGAGGCAGGCAACTTGATCGCCGGACACCGCCGTCTGCAGGCTCACATGTTGCTGGGCCGTGAAGAGGTGGAGACCCGCACGATGGCCGATCTGAACGAGAAAGAAAAGCTGCTTATCGAGCTGGAGGAGAACACGAAGCGCAAGTCGCTGACAGAGTTTGAGGCATCGAAGAATCTTGCGGAACTGGCTGAAGCAGCTCGCGCAGTGCTCAAAGATGAGTTTTCACCAACGCTTGGTAAAAACCCATCACCTGCTGGGGGCAGACCAAAAAAGCCGGATTCAGAAGAGAAAGTAGCTGAACTCATCGGTGTTCCGCAACAGACACTAAATCTTGCGAAACATCATGTGAATGCAGTTGAGAAATACCCGGCGTTAGAGCATGTAAACAAACTTGAGGCAATTTACACAGCCCGGGACCCTGAAAAGGCAGAACAGTACCAAAAAGCCGTTGATGATTTCCCACAGCTTGGAGAGGCAAAGGTTCCGGTTGATCTGGCTATTAGCGGGGCGGAGAAACTTCGGAAAGTACCACCGGAATTAGCTAAGGAAAGACTGGATAAATTGACCGCTGATGAGAAGAAGTTCGAACTTCGCAAACAGTTAATTGACGAGCAGTATAGGGACGCGAAAATCATCAACAATTTAATTGATGCGGCAGTGAGGATTCGTGGGACAGTTACAGAAGAACGAATGACTAACTGGATGGAGACGCGGCGAGACAGGAGCGAAATCGAGCTCTGCATGAGCCAGGTTCAAGGCGGAATTGACGAACTTCAAAGATTGAAAGATCAAATGAAGGCGGCACTAAAAGGACCTCGAAGGGTGGGGAAATAGAATGGATAAGCGCAATCTGGACCGTGAGGACCGGACGGAATTTATTCTCGGATTCATGAGCAGAAAATTCACGATAGACGAGGTTGTTGCGTTTCTCGAAGAAAGGATAACCCTGGATGAAGAGAAGATGCGCCGAGATGCGATTCGAGCAAAGGCGCGTCAGTTGGTCAGCAGCTTTAAGGATGGTGATGGAGTTCGGTTGATTGCAGCATATGACGAATCAGCAGAAAACGAAACGCGCCGAATGGTATATCAGGTAATCGATAGTTGCAACGACACTAAGGTCCTTGATAAGCAGATTGGCAACATGCTCAAAAACCGTGATGGAGCAGAAAAACTTATCCAAAAGGCTAAAGACCGCAAAAATAAGCTTATTAATGACCCGGACCTGTTCAACTTCTTTGCCTTCGATGATCTGGAGAAGGGAGCAACCCAATGAGCACAGCAACAGCGCAGCAGACGCCGGATGAATTAATCCTGAACAACATGGGGCTGGTTGGATCGCATGCCTATAGAATCAGCCAAACTACCGGGGTAGATTACCTGGAGCTATTTCAAGAGGGGAGTATCGGGCTCATTAAAGCAGCTCGGACATTCGATCCTTCGAAGGGGTTCAAATTCTCAACTTATGCCGGTAGATGTATTCAAAATGACATGTTCGTTTACCTCCGCAGATGTCAGCGTATCAGTCGCCGCTATCAAAGCTTGGATGCAATTCCTAACGGGTGGGAGTTGGTCGGTAAGTGGGAACCAGATATGTCATATGTGGAGATAGATCAGGCAGCCTTTGCAAGGATGAACACAAAACAGAAACAGCTGTTAATGCTTCTCTTCGAAGGGTACTCCCAGGCTGAAGCTGCAATCGAGATGGGGCATACGGCTTCATACATCTCACGGATATTGAATAAGGCTCGTAGCAATTATGAGGATACTTCTGGGTTCAAGATAATCTGAAATCAAGGGGGGGGTTTCAGATGGCTATAGCTATTCACCCAGCAAACCGTAAGCTGGCAACCATTACTTGGATGAACATCAATAAAGACGGTGACTTGATTATGGGCATGCCCGAACTTCGCCTGATGATGCCGTTACTAAGGGACAATATGTTGATGGTAATGGAAGTTGACGAGTTGAAAGAGGCGGCGTATTCAGCGCAGGTCGCAGGAAATATGGAACTAGTTCAATTTTTTGTAGCCAGACTTGATGAATTGGAGGCACGACTTTCATGAATGTAAAGCAAGAACAAATTCGTTATCACCGCGAGCAAATGACAATCTGGCTGAAGGCGTTGTACGCAGCTAGGGCAGCAGGTGACGAGAACATGGTAAAGCAGGCAATCCGCGAACGCCGGGTCCACAGAGAAGCATTGCTTTGCTTGTGGGCATCGCCTGCAGAACAGTTGGCTGTATGAGCAACGAGGAACTTGAATACCTTGGAAATTACTTTGTGAGCATGTTCATCCAAAAGCGGTACGGCATTACCTTCCAGCAGTTTTTGAACTGGATGGATCACAAGCCAGTCGGCAGATTGATGCAATTCATGGCGAAGGAGAACGGACAATGACCATCATCCGCAGCACAGTCAAATGTCCGTATCCGAATTGCGCTCATACCGGGGATGTCATCACAGCCCACCATTGCCGCACAGCGCACGATATGGAACGCACGGAACTGTTCGGAAGGTACGGTAAGCCGGAGCCGGTCAGGTTTAACAGGGAGGCCGCTAAGAAGAACCTTGAAGGCCATGTGTCACCAATGCCGCTGAACATCGGATATCCCAGCGATACCACGCATGCCAAAGATAGGCGGTCATCCAGAAGCAAGGGTAAGTAAATTACGCCAAGGAGGTGAACAAGACAATGACAACACCAGCATCAGGACAGAGCTATAAGCACAAGTCATCCGGGGCGCTTTTGACAGTCGTGGGAGTGGTATCCGGGACGGTAATGCTCGATAACCGTGACGGCTCAGGATCGTGCTTAGTTTCGGAGGAAGTGCTCGCGGAAGTGTTTGAACTTCAAACCCCGCAGGAGGTCCACGAAGTTGTGGAAGGGCTCCGCTGCCAAGCCTGCAGGAGCGTAATTGATGGGTATGAGTCGGGGTATATGCGCTGCTGTGATAACTGCGAAAACGAGTAGGCCTATTATTTTTTTGCCAAAATCGGGGTTTTGAGCCCAAAACGGGCAGAGAGTGAGGGTATCAATGGACAGAATGACGCTGCAATACATGCTTGATCGCACGAAGTCAGCAGCCGCAATTGTGAATAAAATCGACCAATTATCCAAGCAAGCTGAAGAACTCGTTAGTGCAAACGATATTAGATTCCGTGGCAATAAATGCGATGTTGAGATGCGTGATTATGCATCAAGCGGTAACCGTGACTCAGCTCGGGTTGTCGCAACCATTAAGACATTCGCAGTCGAAGCCATCAACGAAGAAATCAAGCTGTTGGAAGATGAACTGGCTGCACTGTAACACCAAATAAACTAATCGGAGGAACCACCCATGAAACATAATTTCGCTGTTAAAACGAATGCAACCATCGTATTCAAGCAAGCTGCCGCTGCCCGCCGTTTCGCGCTCGCTAAGTCCCGCCGTCAGTTCAAGCGCCAAGCATCAGGCAAGGTCGCTTATGTACCCGGCTCTATTGGCCTCTCTATGGTCGCTGCGGCCATTGAAAAAGAGTATGGCGGGATTATCTCCAAGGCCAACCGCAAAGGAAAGGCGAAGCGCACAGGCCAGCCACGGACGCGTTTTTACAGTCATCAATAACCATGGAGGCTGTGAAATGTAACTGCGGCCAGCCTGCGGTATATGCGGTCCACGATGACGCACAACGCAAATGTTTATCCTGCATGCTGGACGCCGTAGACACGCCGATTGCTATCATGGTTCGGACGCTGGACCCATGGGAACAAGAACCTCCACAAACGAAAAACGCCCCCGGCTGCAACCAGGGACGTTCGTAAAATGCTTTAACAAAAATTCACGGTCACTATAACACAACAATTAGGAGGCTGTAAAGATGCTTCATATCAAACGTATCGAAATCAAGGATTGGCTGGGGATCAAGGAGTTGAATGTTTCCCCGGGCAAGATCAACAAAGTGGACGGCGATTCCGGCGCGGGCAAGACCAGTCTCATTGAAGCGTTGGAAAAGGCGCTAACCAATACCAGCCGGCGCACAGAGGTAATTAGCCACGGCCAAGAAGAGGCGGAACTGTTTGTCGAACTGACGGACGGCCTGCAGATCACCCGGAAGATCCGGACGGAAAAGGCGGATTATTTCAAAGTTAAACATGATAGCAGGGCTGTAAACAGCACAGAAGCATTCCTTCGCAAATTGATCAACGGGGAGATCTTCCGGCCGATTGAGTTTATGCAAAAGGATGCCAAGGAGCAGACGGAAATCATTCTGAACATGCTGCAGATTGATTGGACCGTGGATGAGGTCAAATCATGGTTCGGGGAGTTGCCGGAGGCTGACTATCAGTTGCACATCCTACGGATTTTGAAGCAGATTGAATCCGCGTATTTCGAGGAACGGGCCAGCATTAACCGGGAAGTGAATTTGCTCCGGGCAAACATTGAAGGCATCAAGCGCGACCTGCCGCCAAACTATGACGGTGAAGAATGGCGCGGGGTGGACCTGCAGCAGCTTTACCGCAGGCTGTCCGAGGCTCAGGAGTCCAATAAGCGCCTGGAAGAAGCGCGGGGGTTGATTGATGGCCTGACACTGCGCATTGACGACATTAAGCGGCGTTCTGCCAACGCTACGGAGGAAAAGAACCTCGAATACCGGAGACAGCGCGACACGCTTACAGCGGGCATCCAGCGGCTGCAGGAGCGCGTTGAGCAGGATCAGAAGATCATTGATGATGCTGACCGCCGCATATCAGAAGCCACTCTCCAGTTGGACAACGAACTGGAACAGGCGATGGAGCGCATCAAGCTTCAATACCAGCAGAAGAAGCTCAATGTCCGCGAAGATATTCAACGTGAGGTTGAACTGAACAAAGGCTATATCGGCGAGCACCGGGAGTTGATCGCGGAAAAGACATCCTCCTTGAATAATATCGCAGAGCATGAGCGCAAGGATCTGGAGAAGATTGCCGACAACGAGGCCAACCATATAGCATCCGAGAAAGCAAAGTCAGGCGATGCGCAGCAGGTCATTGCAGATGTGGAGTGGATTGATCCTGAGCCGTTACAGGCCGCAGCTCACAAAGCGGCAGAGATGAAGGAATACCTCCGGGAGTGGGAACGGATGAATGACATCATCCGGGAGAAGCTGGCTCCGAAGGAAGCGCGGGCTGCGGACCTAACCGCCAAGATCGAGAAGGCCCGCGAGCTGCCG